CCAAGTCCTCCGAGCTGACCTCGTCCAGGCGTTCGTCCACAGCCGTCGTCCCGCTGACCTCGTAGGCGCGCCCCGTGCCGCCCTCCACGTGCATGGGCAGCCCGTGGACGATAGCCTCATCGATGATGTCAAAGGGGAGGGGGAGCTGGCCCTCCTCCCACTCTTGTGCTCGCTTCCAGTGCCCGGGCTCAGTCCTCGGACTTTCGTCGTCCGGCCGATAGATCTCCAGGTTCTCCGGATCCCACATTCCGCGTCTCCTTTTTCTGTGCCGCGGTCATCTTCTTGATCGCAGCCTTCACCTCTCTGTCGATTTCGGCCTTCATCTCCTTCGTGCGCTTGTCGAGGAACTCCTTCATCTCCTCGACCTTGCGCGCCTGCTCGCGGCCGGCGTTGCGCTGACGGATCACCGTGTCCACCAGCACCTTCACGTCTGGGCCCTCCACGGTCCCGTACTGCTGCCAGTTTTGCAGTATCTGGTCAATCGTTCGTGCCATGTTTTGCCTCCCTCGCTCGGTATGCGTCAAGTCTGTGTTTCGCGGTTTTCCGGCGTATCAGTTTACGGAAGTTCGGATAGTCGAGCAGCCGGATGAACTCCTCAGCCGTGGCCCCGAACCAGTTTTCAAACTGCTTGACCGGAGGGAATACCGCGTCCCCTTTACAGGATACGTTGCCCTGGAACACTCTCCCCACCAGTGCTCCCAAATTATCGCGCTGTCTCCGCGTCCAGTATTTCCCGACAAAATTGCGTCCTGAATCGATCTCCAGGATCGGATGGTACCGCATGGGAAAAGCTGCCATCTGCAGTCCCAGCTCCTCGGCGATCCTCACGTGTTCCTTGAGCCGGTAGTACAGATCCCGCGGCTTGTCGGTGAAATTGTACAGCACGTAGGTCGTGAAATGCTTCTGCCCTCTGGCCGCGCACATCCGGACGGCCTCCTGCCAGTATCCATCCTCCTCCATCGAGTCGAACGCGAACCGCAGACCCGGATCAAAGGTGAGCTTGCACAGCTCCTCGGCCTTCTCCTCTGTGAGGATCCGGGCATCCAGCGCCTGGTTGAAGTCGACCGACTGGATCCCCCTGGTGTCCATGACCTCCAGGATGTCTGCCACATCCTGCCGGATGTTCTTGATCGACTGGGCCAGCCAGTTGTTGTCGTAGAAATAGATCTTCCGGGCCCCGGGTGCCAGGTCGTCCTGCCAGCGCTTCCGCCGCCGGAACACTGGCTCCAGCTTCGGGACCATGCAGAACGCGCACTTGCGGATACATCCACGGGTGATATGCGTGACGCTGTACTCCGGCGGCTCCGGCAGCAGGGAATAATCCGGGGAGAACTGCTCGACCTCCGGCATCAGCCCCACGTGCACCTCTGCGTATGGTTCGAAGTACCGCGGCAGCAGGGAAGCCGCCACGCCGCCGACCCGAACCTTCTTGAAGCGTGTCGCTGCTTCTCGTACCAGCCCGGCCGAGTAGGGGATGTCGTAGGTGAACAGCGTCGTGACCCAGACCTCGGAGAACCCGCTTTTCGGTATACGGTTGTCAAACAACTTGACCTGATGACCCTGCGATTTCAGCCAGGCCCCGATCTTCAGCAGTGCGATCGGATAGAAGTGCTGCCCTCGATCCGCTGGGCGGACCCGGTTGCTGTCGATTAAAGCAATCCGCACCGTTTCAGTACTCCCCGGCCCAGGGCCGCTGCGGTGATCCCATGCCCTGCGCTCTCGCCGTTGCGCAGCCACTCGGTCACCTGTTCGACGTGTCTCCGCGGCACGATGATCGAGATCGTCGTGTCCTCGAACTCCTCCAACTGCTGCAGCTCCTGCTCCAGGTCCTCGAACGGCAGCAGGTCGATCCCGTCCGGCATGAGCGTGCTCAGATCCACATCCGGCAGGCGGACCAGGTCCGCCAGTTTCTGGACGTCGAGGTTCGAAGTCTGAATATACTGATCCAGGCCCTCGAACAGCACATGGCCGTACTGGCTGACGGCCAGCAGCAGCTTCTCCTTCGCGTCCTTTTCATTCTTCGCCGGAACGATCACCGCCGGGACCTCCTCCGGCACCGGATGTCCGGCATCCCTCAGCCGCCGGAGGATCCGGATCCGCTGGTGCCCGTCCAGCAGGGCGTGCCCTCCGGAGGGCTTCTCCCAGACGAACGGCGGGTAGATGAACCCGTGCTTCAGAACCGCGTTCTCCAGCCGTGCCTCGTTCTCCGCCGACATTTCCTTGAGCATGCCCTGGAAGCTCTCCAACTCATCGAGCCGGATCGATTTCAGATGAATGTCGGCGACATTAATCGCCTTTTTTCGTGCCATAGGGTACTCCTGCCCGATCGAGAAAATCCAGGAAAATGTTCAGCGGGAGGACGATCATCTCGCCCTCGATCTCGGTGTTGCATTCTCCGCAGCAGAAAAGCTCGCTGAAGGCCATCATGCGGATCGCCACCGTCTCCTGGCCAACCGTGCCCGGGTGGGCACAGACGGCGATCGGGATCAGATGCTCGCGATCCGCTACGTCGTCAACGACCTGCTCGCACTGCTCCAGCGCCTGGATATGACTGAACCGCCTGGCGTACTTGCACTCGATCCCGAACGGCTCAGCCACCACGTCCAGGTCGTGCACGTGCCGGGCGACTCGGATGACCCGGAAGCCGCGGAACCGCTTCGCGATCCTCCGCTCGAACCCTTTCCAGTCGCTGCTCTTTGCCATCCCTCATCCTACCGCTTTTTCGGCTCGTCTTCAACGATCTCCAGGTTCTCGATGAAGCTCTCCGTGCTCGGTGGCTGTCGCTTCTCCGGTTCCGGTGCCTGGACGGGCTCGTCGTAGGTGTTCAGCTGCTCGGCCGGATCGCCCCCTGGGACCGTGTTCTCCGCTCGCAGCCGCTCGTACAGCCGGGCGATGGTTGGCCGTCGGTCGCTCGGCTGGGGAGTCGTCCGGAGCGGGGGCTCCTCCGGCCATATTTCCGGGAGCACTACGTCCCGCTCGAAGTGCGGGTTGTGCTCGACGTCCTCGCTGGAGCTGTCGTTGCCCGCCCGCCAGGCCGTTGTATCGAAGGGGAGGATACCGACCCCGCGGATGCGGAGCCGGTATTCGTCCGTCAGCATCCAGCGGTCGATATCCTCAAAGACGACCGTGTCCCCGGCGTGCACGTTCTGCCGGGCCACGACCGCCGCGGTCCTTGTGTTCACCAGCGCCACCGTGACGCCCGCCTCCGGTACGTTATACCGTGGCATGTTGACGATCAGCCGCCCCATGGCCTACCAGCCGACACGCTCGACAGGAATGACGCGCTGCAGCGCCAGTTCCGGGTCGATGATCACCTCGAAGTGAAGATGCTCTCCGTCCGAGATCCCTGTGTCGCCCTGGATCCCGATCCGGTCCCCGGCCTGGACCTCCAGGCCCTCGTGGACGAACGTCTGCTTCATGTGGCCGTACAGCGTGTACACGCCATCGCGATGCTCGATCGTGATCATCCCGCCGTAGACCGGGTGGCCCTTCCATCGAGGACCTCCGTCCGGTGGGATCCAGTGCTCGACGACCGTCCCGTCCGCAGCGGCGAGAATCTCAGCACTGATCGGCCCGACGATGTCCATGCCCTTGTGTAGTTTCTCCACCCCGCCACCCATCGGGCTTTTGCGGACGCCCATGTGCGAGGTGATCCGGAACTCCGCCATCGGTGGCAGCAGTTCCAGCGCCGCGGCCTCTGCCCGCCGCTTCTCCATGATGTGGTTCTCCATCTGTTCCAGCGCCGCCTGCTGCCGCGATATCTGCGCCAGCAGGACCGCCTTTTCCTGCTCTTTTTTCGTATGTTGGGCCATCAGTGCCGCGATGAAGATCACAGCGAACAGGCTGAGACCCAGGACGATTTCGTCCAGTCTTCTCATGCTTGGCCTCCCTCACGTCTGGGTACCGAATACCCTCGGATTGGTAATGCCCGGCGCGGTCCTCCGGGTGAGTTCCCGGCTACATACCCGTGCCTTTTCCTCGTAACCGGCCACCAGCGGCTTCAGCAGCTGGTAGTACGTCTCGGCTTCGAGGAACCGTCTCTCCGCATCATGGACGAGCCTCGTCATCTTGGCCCAGTCCTCTTTCTCTCTGCGGGATTTGCAGGTCTCTGGTGCGTACTTGACGATCGCCATCGATAGCGAGAAGTCGTAGGTGGCCTTCGTCACCGTCCGCTCGATGTCCGCCTTCGCCAGCTCCCAGGACGCGTACGCCTGGAAGCCGATGAACACCTGCATCGCGTGCAGCAGCTCCTGACCCGTCAGGTCGGAGACGTTGCGCTGATCGAAGTCCTCGGCGAATTCCTTCTCGTTTTCGGTAGGTTCCCTGGGGATCGGTAGCTCGCGCTTGAGCACCTCCGCCATCGCCCGCTGCGTCGACCTATACTCCTGAACCTGCGGCTCGTCGACTGTTTCTGATTCCATTCCAATACCCTCCAAGATCGAAAAAGTCATTAAAACAGATCGCCTGATACGGACAGAACCGCCCCTCGCTGCTCGTCCGGCAGTCTCGCGGCGGTAGTCTCTGCGCCCGTAGACAGGCCCATATTCGATCGGCCTTGTCCAGCATCCGCTGGACGACCGTCTCGTTCCTCTCGACCAGAAACTCCTTGATGTCCTGGTCGTCTTTGTTTTCGTACTGAAAAATCACGCCGGAACACTCGAACTCGTGGCAATAGAGCATTCCCTGTTCCAGGTCCGGCTGCGGCGGCTGGCGCAGGCTCTTGAACCGCCCGGAGCGCATGCTCTTCAGCTCCAGGATCCACCGCCGATCCGCCAGTTCGACGATGCCGTCGGTCTTGCCCTTGATGCCGTGCTCCTCATCGGTGAACCGGCGCTCGGTGTCCTCCTCGCTCAGCTTGCCCATCGCCTGGTAGTAGTGCTGCATCCGCTGGTGGAAGGACTTCCCGTTGTCGAACACCCGCTGCAGCTTCGCCCCGACAGTCTGTTCCCCCGGGGCCTCCAGCATGGCGTACACCGTGCGCCGCGGGCACTGGCTCAGCGTCGAGGGCCAGAGGTACTCCTTGCTGTGCGTTCGTGCGTCCTTTTGGTAGGTGGTCCCGAGCCAGAAGTCCAGGTCCGCCACCAGGCTGATCTCCCCGCGCTGGGCGACCGCCTTCAGTAGCTCATGCAGCGCCATGCCTGCGATTATACCCTGCCCGGACAGTTTTCTAACAGCCCCAGAAACGTCTCGTAGTCCAGGGTCACCGTCCGGGTGTTCCGCAGGTCGTTCACCAGCAGCCACTCCTTGCCCACGCTCTCGGCCTCCGCCCGGATCTTGGCGAGCGTCCCCTCGTTGATCCGGAACGATATTTTGTCGGTACGTTTGCACTCCACCAGCCACTGCTCGGCCACCACGTCTCCCGGATAGCCGCCCTGGTTGCCACTACCCGCTCGCCTGCGGCCCTTCAGATCCTTCGCCACCTGGTTCTCCTGCTCCAGGCTCGCCGCCTTCCGCTCCTTCGCCGTCGCCGGGAACTTCAGGTATTTCGGCGTTCCATGTTGTGAGACACTGCTCATGTAGATCCTCCATCTGATCGTCGGACAGGCCGTCCAGCCACGTCACCACGCTGTCCACCCCTTGGACCCGTTCTCCGCTGTGCATCTCCAGAGGATCCGTCGACTCCGGGATTGTGTACCAGGACCCTGACCGCTCGACGATCCCTGCGCGCAATAAAAAAGGGACATACTCCAGGCGAGAAAAGTCGCCGGGAATATGCCCCTTGTAGTCCTGTATGAATACCTCAAACTCGCCGGTCCGGTGCGGCACGCTGACCTTGCTCTTCTTCACGTAGAACCCGACCCGCAGCCCGTACTGGTCCTCGTTCGGATCCTCATCCTTTGGGATCTTCAGCTCCTTGCGCGCCATGAACTCGATGGCCAGGGCGTCCGCGTACTCCTTGCCGCGGCCGCCGGGTGTGGTCTTCTTCGGCCTGAACCCGCTCAGGTCCAGGTAGATGTGGTTGATCAGGATGACCGTCGTGTGCGTCCCATGGCGCGCGGCCCAGTTCAAGGCGCTCTGCAGCTTGCGCACGCCCTTGTTGCCCATGCGCGCCTTGACGCCGGTCTCCAGCTGCTCCATCGAGCGCTCGATCTCCTGCTGCGCCGGAACCATCCCGAGGGAGTCCAGCACCAGCAGGGAGAACTCGTTCGTGCGGATCAGCTGCTCCAGCATGTCAAATGCCTGGTTGCCGGTGTCCGGCTTGCCCAGATACAGGGAGGAACAGTCCACGCCGATCGCCTCGGCCCAGTCCTCGTCCCAGGAGTTCTCCGCGTCGATCCAGCCGACCAGCCGGTCTCCGAACGCCCTCTGGTAGTTCTTCACCTGGCGCAGGGAGACCAGCGTCTTGCCGCTGGACGGATAGCCGAAGAACTCGACGATCCGGCTCACTGGCAGCCCTCCGCCGATCCCCCAGTCCAGCGAGGCACTGCCGGTCGACACGCGCCGGGATACCGTCAGGTCCGAAGCCCGTCCGATGATCCCCGGGCCGAACTGCCGGTTCAGCGCCTCGCTCAGTTTTTCCATCTTGTCAGCCACGGGAGTACCTCGTCGTCTTCATGTCATAGACCTGCCCGTTGGGGAACACCAGACGAACAGGCCGCTCGTCCATGTCCTCGACCTTCAGGATCTTGCCGTCCGTGATATAGATCGTGATGCGGTTCATCTCGCGCATGCGATCGATCACCGCGTCGTTGTCCAGATCATCCGGCCCGACGGCATAGTTGACGAACCCGCCCAGCGTCGCCTCCTTGCTGTTCTCGTTGCATCGCTGGACGTACTCCATCAGCTTCGTCTCCCGGTCCGGGATCTCCAGCGCACTGACCCATCGGTGCATCTCGGTGCGGCTCACGTCCAGCTCGTCCAGGGCCTGCTGCTTGGAAGTCGGTGCGATCTCGTCCTCGCTCCTGCGCCCCCTGCGCTCCGGCAGGGAGGTATACATCTCCGCAGCCGCCTCGGCCAGCTTGATCTGATAGATCCGGATCTTGTTCTGCACCTTGATGCTCTCTCGTCTCTGTTTGGCCATCGTCTCCAGGACGTCCAGAGAATTGCGCATCCCCCGGAGCGTTTCGAAGTCCTTGGCCTTCGCGATTCTTTGGTCAATATCTGACCACTCTACCAAGTTCATGTTGATCTCCTCATCTCACAATACAGTAGTCTCCCTCGTCAGGTTCCCTGTTGATACAGTGCGGCACCCGATGTCCGAGGGATGGCTCCGGCCCGCACCCTCCGCCGTGGCGGTGTTTCTTGTGGCAGTACGGGCACTGGATCACCAGGTCCCAGACACCGTCTGTGGCCTGCGTAGCCTTGATCAGTTTCGCGTCCAGACTTTTCATACTTCTCTCCTCCAGAATCCGTCCCGGGCGTATTCCGGGACTTGCTCGATGTTTTTGACCTTCCCGCCGAGCCAACAGTTCGACAGGACGGCCTCGGCCCTGATGGGGATCCGCAGCTCCACCGCGGTCTCCATGATCTCCTTGACCTCTCGGCCCACCGCCTCGATGTCACCCCGGACGCTGCTGATCGTCTCATCATGCACCGTCGAGATTATACGACACGGCGGCTTGTTCGTAAAGCGGCGATACAATTTCACCAGCGCCAGCTTCATCAGATCCGCCGCGGAGCCCTGGATGATCGTGTTCACCGCCTGGCGCAGGGCACGGCCTCGCTTCGCCCTGCCCTCCTCTGTCGAGGAGTCGTACCAGACCTCCGGCAGCCGCCGCTTGCGGCCACTGATCGTGCGGACGTATCCGTGGCGGATCACGAACCCTTGAGCCCAGTTGATGAACTCGGCGGCCCCCGGATACACCTGGAACCACCCGTTGATGAACGCTCGGCACTCCTCCACCGGCCGCTTGATCTGACGCATCAGACCGTTCGGCCCGATCCCGAAGATGATCCCGAAGTTGACCCGCTTGGCCGCGTCCCGGGTGATGTGCACACCCATCGCCGCCAGCCCGTCGACGGTCTGCTGGTGGATGTCCCCACCCTCGCGGTAGACTCGCAGCATCGCATCGTCCTGACTGAAGTGCGCCATGAACACCAGCTCGATCTGATTATAATCCGCCATCAGCAGCGCCTCGTCGTCCTGGTAGGGGATCACCAGGGCCCGCATCCCCAGGACGTCGAACTGCGCCGGGAAGTTTTGCATGTTCGGCTCAGCCGAACTGAACCGTCCGGTGACCGTGCCGATCTGCCGGAACTCCGGATAGATCAGCCCGTTGTCTCCGGGCTCCAGGGAGGGCAGGAAGCTCGACAGCGTTTTTTCGTAGGCCCGGTACTCCAGCAGGTCCGCGGCGATCTGGTGCCCGCGGTCCCGCAGGATCTCCAGAGAGAACTTGCCCGTGGAGGCGGCCCCTTTTTCCGTCATCGCGATCACCGGCAGCTTCATCTCCTCGAACAGCTTCCTCCGTGTCTGCGGCGCGCTGTTGATGTTGTACTCCGTCTCCGGCCCCATGACCTCGCGGACCCGGATCTCGGCCAGGTCGCGCTGTCGCTCTGCCGCGGCCCGCATCGTCGCCAGCATATCACCGCGGATCCGGACGCCTGATCTGTGCATGTCGGCCAGCAGCGGCACCAGGGGCATCTCCACCCGGGCCAGCGCCTGCCAGACCTCCTGCTGGTGAAGCTGCGGCTCGAAGTGCTCCCAGAGCCGCAGAGTATAGAAGGCGTCGTCCGACGCGTAGGACTCGAACTCTTCCGGCGGTATCTCCCGGATGTCCTGGTCGGCCGACGCCTCCTTGAATGTCGTCATCTCGTACTTGAAAATGGACTTCACCAGTTCCTTCAGCCGGTGCCTCCGGCGGTTCTCGTTCACCAGCCAGGAGGCGATCATCGTGTCGTAGATCATGCAGCGCAGGTCCGCCAGGCCCGCCTTGTTCAGCACGGCGATGTCGTACTTCGCGTTGTGCATGAGGACCTGGACGCTCGTGCAGGCGAAGAACCGCTCCAGCCGCTCTTCGACCTTCTGCGGATCCAGGTTGCCCGGATAGATGCTCCGCAGCGAGACGTAGGATCCCTCCTTGTCTCCTTTCGGACACATCGAAAACCCGACCAGCTCCGCCTCCAGGGTGTTCAGGGAGGTGGTCTCCGTGTCGAAGGCCACCGTCCCCGCTACCAGCGCCCGATCGATCAGGGCGTCCAGTTCTTCCAGGCTACGAACGAGCACTGCGGTACCGCTCCGCCAGTTGGCTGTTGATCTTCGCGGTCTCGTCCTTGATCTCCAGCGCGCAGATGTCCATCAGCTTCTTGTAGGCTGGCCGGTGATCCTCCTGCGGATCCAGGGTGGCCTTTGCCCCCACGTCCACGCGCGCGCTCTCGTAGTTCCCCAGGTTCAGCGTCAAGCCGACCCGGACCTCGATCTCCTTCAGATCCATGTGCTCACGCCTCCTTGATGTACAGCGCCTGGTTCTCTTTGACGTTCACCAGTTGCGCCAGGTCTTCCTGGGTGACAGCCCCGTCCACCAGCTTCGACTCGAAGATCGGCTCGCTGATGACCTCCACGGTCCGCACGCAATCGGCCAGGCCCTTGGCCTTGCAGAACGCCACGGCCTTCTCCTCGTCGAGCCGCACGGTCCGGCGGTTCTGGTACTCGATGCGCCCGTCCTTCAACAGGACCTCAAGGTGGCCCTTGTCGGTCTTCTCGCCGTGCTCCTTCGCGTAGGCCCGAGCACGGTCCCGGATCTCCTCCATCCGGCGCTTGATCCGCTTGGCCTCGGCCGACAGTTCCAGGAACTCCCGGACCTCGGTGTTCATCGTCCGGGTCGGAACCTGCTCCTGCTCCTCAGCCACCGGGACCTCGGTCTCCTCGTCTCTGATCTCCAGATAGTCCAGTAGATCTAAACCCATAGTTTCACCCTCCATTCATGTATCCAGTCTTTGATCTTAGGCGCAACGCGCCCCTTGATGTACGCCTGACCCTGCCGCCCCCAGTAGCTGGGGTGGTGCAGGTAGTAGCACTCAACTCCATTTTGCATGATCCGCCCGCCCTCGCCGATCGCAGCGTAGGGCAGGACGTACTTCTGCGCCACCCGGCCCAGGAGCACGATCGCCTCCGGCGTGACGTTCTCCATCTCCTGCGTCAGCCACTGGTTCGCGCAGGTGTTCGCCTCCTCCTCGGTGGGTGTGCGGTTGTCCCGCGGGCGGCACTTCACCGTGTTCGTGATGTACACGCGGCCCTCCAGATCCAGACCGCACCGCTTGAACGTCTGCCGCAGCAGCTCCCCGGACCGCCCGATGAACGGCTCGCCTCCTTCATCCTCATCTCGGCCAGGCGCTTCGCCCACCATCATGATCTTGCTGCTCCAGTCTCCGGATCCGGGGACCGGGGACAGGCAGTCCATGTACAGCGGGCACAACTCGCACTGCATGACCTCCGCCTGGAACCGCTCCTCCTGGTTCAGCCGCTCGCGGCCTGGGAACCGTTTCATTCTATCCTTCCTTTTTGCTCGATGACGAACTCCGGCTCTGAGCGATAGATCTGGATCCGCCGCTCCGAGTGCGACCGGAGTGTGGCGTGTTGGTTGTCGAGGAAGTCGACGATGATCGCCCGGTCCTTGCCCGGTGCGGCCCGCAGGGCCCGGCCGACGCGCTGCAGCGCCTGCACCTGGCTCTTGCCCCCACCGGCCAGCACCAGGACGTCCATGTTCGGCAGGTCCACGCCCTCGTCGTAGATCTTCGTGGCGATCAGGCAGCGGATGTCCCCGTCGTTGAACTCCTCGCGGATGCTCCGGCGGATCTCCGTGTCCACGCTCCCGTGCACGAACACCGCGTCCAGGATGTTCCGCAGCGCGTAGCCGTGCTCCAGGCGCTTCACGATGATCAGGACCTTGAAGTCCTTCGCCAGGTGCTCGGAGACGATGCGGCAGATCAGGTTGTTGCGTTTGCGGTTGTAGACGATGCCGCCCTCGTAGATGTCGTACCAGTTGCTGCCGTAGTTGCCCCGGTCGTGGAAGTCGTACAGGTGGATCGTCGTCTGCGCCAGCACGCCCTCCCGGATCAGCTCCGAGGATCCCACCTTCGCGATCGTCCGGCCCGTGGCCGCGCGCAGCATAATCTCGGACCCATCGGTGCGGAACGCTGTGCCGGTCAGGCCGAACTTATAGTAGGCCCGGGCGGCCCGCGCCACGTCGTAGAACGTCTTCGCCCCCAGGTGGTGCGCCTCGTCGATGAACAGGATCTGCGCCCAGTCCAGCAGCTGAACCATCCGCAGGCGTTTCTCGTCGTTCTGCCCGCGCTTCAGCGTGACGTGGATAGTCTGCACCGTGGCCACCGTGACGAAGTTGTCGACCTCGAACAGCCCCGCGCCGATGCGGCCGATCGGAATGTCCAGGAACCGCGCCAGCTCCTCCGATGTCTGGTACAGCAGCTCCTTCGTCGGAACCACGTACAGCGTCGGCAGGTCCAGCTTCGCGATGATCCGCGCCGCCACCGCGGTCTTGCCGCTGCCGGTGGCGAAGTTGATGATCCCCCGGGTGGCCTGAACCGCCTGGTCCTCGATCTTCTGGTACGGCCGATCCTCGCCCTTGAACTCGATCCCCGGCCCCGGCCGCGGCACCTTCCGACGGTCTTCCACCTGGAAGGGGATCCGGTGCTTGCTGAGTACCGTGCAGACGATCCCAGCCAGCCCGGTCGGATATAACGACCCACGCCAGAACAATTTCCTCCGGCCGTTCCACCGGCCCGCCTTGTACGCCTCCGTGAACTGGAACCCATTCACCGGGTAGCTCAGCTCGTACTCCAGCTCCGGACGCACGTGTGCTGGTACCCCGTAGACCCGGGACACCTCGTTCTCGATCACCACTGTCGTCATGTTTCACCCTCAGAAAAACGGGACGGGCGACGTGCCCGTCCCCTCTCAGAGTACCCTCAGAAATTGACTCCCGAGGTGAAGGCTCCGTCGCCCTGTTGCGGCTGCGGCTTCGGGGCGGATCCCCGGTCCAGTTTCGGTGCGATCATCTCCGCGATCGCGCGCAGTTCTTCGACCGCCTTCGGCTGGTAGATCTTGCCCATGTCCAGCAGTCTCGGCTTGCCGTCCGGCCCGAGGACCTCGGGCGGCAGCTGGACGTCGCTGCTCACCGGCATGAAGTTGTAGGTCGTGTCGGTGCTCTTGCCGGAGCGCTGGATGTCCCAGGCACATCCGACCAGCCCACCCTCGCGGGTGTGCAGCTGGCTCAGCAGCTTCAGAACGCGGACGCCCTGGATGTAGATCTTGATCCCTTTCCCTGCGTCGTTCGTCTCCTCGACGGTGCGCACCTGCGGACTTCCATCGACCACAGTGCTCTCGGACCTTTGGATCGTACGCGTGCCGAAATCGTAGATCGTGAACACGCCGACGAACCGGGCCTTGTGGCCCACGTCGCACAGCGGACACCCTCCGGGCATCCCAGCCCGGCAGGTGTACTTGTTCATCCCCTGCTTCAGCCCGTACAGATCATGCTGCCCGAAGTTGCGCGGCTCCTCGTTGAGGAACCAGATCCGCGCCTTCTCCCCGTCACCGATCCTGAACTCCTGCGAGAAACTCTTCGCAGCCTGCTCGTGGACAGAGCCGTACCCTGTCTTGAACCATCCGTCACTCATCGTGACACCTCCAGAAAAACAGATTCGCTTGCGACCGCCCAGCGCGGTCACCCAATAGCGTACTATAGTTTACAATACTTCACCGGGCCATGTCCAGTGGCCCACGGACCTGCGCCGGTTCTCGAAGCTCGCCCGGATGCACTCATCCAGGACCCCCGGCGTGGCCTGGTCCTTCGCGGCGAAGTAGTAGGGCACGTGGTAGACCCGCTTCCCGGCACTGAGCAGATTGACGGTGTGCTTCTCCGTCGCCGCCTGACCGGCCGCATCGTTGTCCAGCCACAGGGCGACGTTGTTCCAGTAGCCCAGCAGCTTCACCTGGCTGCGCGACAGTGTGGTCGACAGCAGCCCCACCACGTCCACCTGGCCGTGCAGGACCTGGTAGACCCGCTGCGTGTCCAGCAGCCCCTCCACCACCACGATCTCCGGATGCCAGGAGATGTACTGCGTCCCGTACAGCGCGTGCTTGATCCTTGAGCCCTGATAGGACAAGTAGCGCCCGGGCCCGTCGTCCAGCCTCCGGCCGATCAGCGCGACGATCCCGCGCAGCCCCATGACCGGGAACGTCATCAGGTTCAGGGCCCTGTCGATCCGGCCGCCCCACAGCTGCCAGTCGTACTCGGTCAGCCCGCGCTCCAGGTACTGCTTCGGAGCCTCGCCGCGCTCCAGCAGGCTGTAGGTCGCCAGCAGGCTCTGGCTCGATGGGATCAGCGCCATGCCCTCCTCCGGAAAATCAGAGTCCGGAGGATACGTCCGCCGTTTCACGTGGGTCGAGCCCAGGTCGTAGTGCTCGCCGACCTCCCGCAGTGCGACCCAGATGCTCAGCCCCCGCAGCTCCGCGTACAGCCGCTCGAAACTCCCCTGGCGGCCGCAGCCGAAACAGTTGTACAGCCCGGTCTCCTTGTTGATCGCGAAGCTCGCATGGGTGTCGGTGTGGTCCGGGAACGGGCAGCTGGCGATCAGCTCACCCCGCGGGGACTCCTTGATGATCTTGACCCGCTGCTCGGCCAGGAACTTCCGGATCCCGTTTTCCACTAATTCATCCCGACCCGTAACGAGTTTTCGATGGCCCGGATCCGTTTGTCCAGGTCTTCGAACAGACCCGCCAGACGCCCGACGGCGGTCATCGCTGACTCCAGACTGGTCCGCAGGTACTTCAGGCTCTCGCCCTGCGTCTGCATGATGTCTCGCTGGGTCTCGAATACCTCCATCAGCTTCTCGATCGTCTTGATCATCTCCATGTCCATGTCTATGCCCCCTCAAAAACCCCCTGAAATCGGCAGCTCAGGGGGGTCAGAAGCGATTTTATACCGAAAACGGTATCCCAGGACCTTTACCCTAAAATCGCCCAAAAAAGGCCGCCGCCGAGGAGGCGGCCGTGCTCAACAATATCTTGTGATCGGCAGCCGGTACGGTCCTGCTTCCACCCATTCTCGCATCCGTGCGCCTCTCAAGTCGTAATTTTTCAGGCGGTACCTCGGCCTCCCGCCCAGTCTACTGTACCTCGATTTCCATGCTCTGTTCCGCCTCCCGCCGGACGCTCTCGTCCGCAGGCGTAGAGGCGAACCGCACCCGGCCCTTCGCCCACTCTTTGATCGACGCCAGCTCCTTGCCCATCGTGCGGCTCAGAGGCTTGGTCGCCTTGACGCACTCGATCAGCACGTCCTTCGTCAGCTCGCCCTTGTCCCGGTAGACCTTCCACAGCGCGTCCTGGACCGCGGCCTCGATCTCCGCGCCGCTGTAGCCCTCGCACGCCTTCGCCACCTCGATCCGATCCTCCTCGCTCATCTCCCGCCCGCGCTTGCGGACATGGATGTCGAGGATCTCCACCAGCTCCTCCTCGGTCGGCAAGTCAACGAAATACAGATCATCCACCCGGCCCTTCCGGAGGAACTCCGGCGGCAGCTGGCTGACGTCGTTCGCCGTGCAGGCTACGAACACCGGGGAGGTCTTCTCCTGCAGCCAGGTCAAAAACTGACCGAACACCCGGCGGCTGGTTCCGTTGTCCCCGGATCCTGATGCCATCGCCTTCTCGACCTCATCCACCCAGAGCACGCACGGCGCGACCGACTCCGCGGTCTGGATCGCCTTGCGGATATTCGATTCTGAGGAGCCGACATATTTCGCGTAGATCGCGCTCATGTCTAACCTTATTAGGGGCAGGCCCCAGGTCGACGCCATGGTCTTCGCGGTCAGGCTCTTGCCGGTGCCCGGGATCCCGATCAGGACGATGCCCTTCAGGTAGTCCATGCCGAACGCCTGCGCCTCCTCGCTCCACCATCCGTCGCGCTCCTCGATGTAGCGCTTCAGCAGATCCAGCCCCCCGATGTCTGCCAGAGACTCATCGGCGGCGTAGAACTCCAGGATCCCGCTCTTGCGGATGATCTGCTTCTTCTCCGAGGTGACGATCTCGATGGCGCTCGTGTCCAGCCGCGCCTTCTTCACCGCCGCCTTGCCGAGCGCGTTGCGCGTCTCGGTCACCGTCAGCCCTGTTGAAGCCTCCACCAGCGCGGCCTTCTGCGTCTCGTCCAGATCCACCGGAACCGGTTTCTCCAGTTTCGGCATTTTGCGCAGGACCTCTTCGATGGCGGCCTTGAGCACGGCCCGGTCGGGTAGCGGGAAGTCGATCAGCGTGATGTGTTTCTCCAGATCCGGGGGGACCGACACGGCGGTGCCCGTGACGATCACCGTGGCCTTGTTGCCCTGCAGCCCGGTCACCAGGTCCTTGATCTGCCGATCCACGGCCGGGTTCTTCCCGATGAACATCTGGAAGTCCTGCAGCACGTAGATCGCCATCAGCCCGTCCCGGTTCGGTGGGCAGCTCTGCTCCTCGATCCAGGTCAGGATCCGCTGCGGCTGCTTGACGTCCTTCCACTCTCGGTTCTGGATCTCCGTCCCCGTCTCCAGCTCGATCCTCCACAGACCCCGGCTGCAGTTCCAGACGTACAGCTGCTTCTCCGGGACGCTCGTCGCTGCGATCTTTCGCATGACCGACAGCACGCGCGCCTCCTCATAGGTCTCCACTGCGACGAACGGATAGCGGGCCCGCACCAGGTAGTCAAGCTCCTGGGCCACCTCCATGACCGTCCGTTGCTTTTTCTGTCTCTCCATCTTCACACCTCCATCTTCATGATCTATCATCGTCAGGTCCGAGCCGAGCGACCAGATCATCCTCGCGGAACTCTCCGCTCCTCGGCTGCCCGGCCTGTTCGAACTTCATCTCCGTAAAATCCCAGTTGATCGTGACGCTCCCCGGCGGCCCCTCACGCTGGAGCTGCAGCACCAGGCACATCTGGTGATGATGGTCCAGCATCTCCTGGCTCTGGAACATCTCGATGAACTCGTCCGAGTCCTGCCCGAAGCTGTCCGACCACTGGATCTGCGCCGCCCCCTGGGCCTCCTCCCGCTTGCGGCCGCTGCGGCCCATCTGCGTGGAGACCACGATCGGGATGTTGAACCGCCGGGCTACGCGCTTGATGCCCCGGGTGATGTTGTACAGCCGCTCGGTCTTCGTCCGGCCCTCCTCCTCGTCGTGCATCAGGTACACCCCGTCGATCAGCACCAGGTGCGGATCGTACTGGCGGACCTTCGCTTCCAGGAACGTCACGCCCACGCGCCCGTCCGCGTCCGCGTCAGCGGTCACGTGGAACTCCCCGTCCAGTGCGTTGAACGCCTGCATGTCGCGCTCGTACTGGGCGACCCGCTCCGGCTCCAGCTCGCCCCGGCGGAACGCATCGTAGGGGATCTCCCCATAGTAGGCGTCCACCCGGCGCAGGATCTCCGCAGCGCTCATCTCCATCGTCATGAACAGGACCCGCCTCCCGGCCCGCACGGCGTTCACTCCGAGCATCGACAGCAGCCAGCTCTTGCCCTTCTTCGGCCGCCCGGCCACCGTGATCAGGTGCCCGTTCTGTAGCCCGAGCATCAGGTGATCCAGTCCGTCCCAGGGCGTCGGGATCCCCAGTACGCCGCCGGTCCGGCGGGCCCGCTCGCGGTACTGATCCAGGCGCTCCTGCCAGTTCTCGGCAGAGTAGTCCCGCAGCTCCAGCACCTCCGAGTAGATCCGCCGGATCGTAGCCTCCAGCGTATGCCGGGCGGTCTCCGGATTCTCGACCACCTGCGCGCTCGCGGTGTTCAGCGCTTCGGTCAGCAGCTTGTACTCTCGCTGTCGGCGCAGCCGGTCCAGGTAGTAGTCCATCGGCTCGGGCAGGTGCTCGATGAACTGGAACTCCGGGAACCGTCGGACGAAGGTACTGCGGTCCGGAACCTGGTACTCGTTCGTGTGATCCCGGACCCACTCGTACTCGACGTGGCGACTCAGAAAATGCAGCCCCGTGATGCCCCGCTCGGCCAGGCGCAGGAGACTGCCCTCCTGCATGATTTTGCTCAGTACTTCCTCCTCGATGCCCATCAGACCACCTCTTCCTTCAGCGCCAGGTTCATGTACTGCCGCAGGAACCCGACCATGATGCCCACCGTCGGCGTGCTCTCGACCCCCCACTCCTTGTGCCGGTACTTGTAGCGCTTCAGGTAGTAGTTGATGATCCGGATCCTCCCGGCCGTGGTCAGGTCAGGCGTCTGCTCGATGAACGCCTTCATCGACTTCAGATCCTTGCCCGCGCTCGGATATTCACCCAGGCCCGCCTCCCGGAACACCTTCCGGAACACCAGCAGCAGGTGCGGCGCGGCCAGCTCCTGGTTCAGCCGGAGCTTCTCCTCCATCTTGTCCCACTCGTTCATCCGGTCCCGGATCGGCTTGTAGCCCTTCGCCATGTAGTCCGAGACCTGGGCCTCCGCTGAGGCGGTGACCGACTCCTCCGGCATGACCCCGACCTTGGCCCGGACCTTCTTTTTCGGTGGTTCTTTTTCCACGGCGGCCTCCGCCGTCTTTAGAGGAGAACTTCTTCCTTTTCTCCCAGTACCAGTACTATAAATAGGTAGCGTTTTCGCTCCCCGGGTAGCGTTTTCGCTACCTGGCCTGGTAGTGTTTTCGCTACCTGGCCCCTCCTCCACGTACTCGTCCTCCAGCTTCGTCGCCTTCGTCGGGACGTAGATCCGGCGGTGACGGTAACCGGCCCGGTCCGACCAGTAGGCCACACTGATGTGCTCCTGCTCCCGCAGCTGGCGGATCCAGGTGCAGACTGTCTTCTCGTGGCCCCCGAGCAAGCTGGCGAACTCGGCATTTGTCATTTCGCAAATGCCCCGTTCGTCAACCCCCGCGGTGATCTCTGCGTACAGCAGTTTGGCCGCGGCGCTGAGCTGTTTGTTGTGGCGTACGTTGGCTGGCAGGATGGCGTAGAACTTTGACATGGAGCCCCTCCACAGAAAAAGGGTATCGAACGCGACGCCAGGTGCCCGGGTCTCAACTACTGGGACAAGTTGAGCCGGAGCGTCGCGAACGATACCCTCTGAAAATATAGTCCCAGTCGGTCCATCAGCCCCACCTGAAGGCTGGATTCCAGCATATCATATCCGGACCTACGTGTACACCCCGCGCTTCGGTTTCACCGTGGCGTAGCGTTGCGTCACCACGTCGAAGATGATCCGGTAGTACTTCATCCACATCCGGACGTATCCGTCGGCGGTGATCTCCGCGTGGCTCTGGCCCTGCTCCAGCAGCTTGTTCATGGTCTTCAGTTGCTTGTTGCGGTCGTGCATCCAGGCGCTCAGGCGCTTGCGGCCCTTGATCACCCGGGTGGAGTGCACCGCCGGATCCAGCGCCGCGTAGGAGTGCCCGGAGTCCTCCAGCAGGTCTCCGTCGAACACCGGCGCGATCTCGATCTGCGCCAGCCAGTCATCCTGCGCCGGGCGGATCTCCACGTGCGGATTCCGCGGCCGGTTGGCGGCCCGGTCTCGCGCCATGGCGGCCCGGTTCCGCTCCAGGGCGTCCAGGTAGAACGCGTCGTGCGTGTTGTCTCTGTTGTTTCTCGTTGTCATCGTTGCACCTACCCGCACAGATCCGGCGGTCCGAGGATCACGCGCCGCCGGTCGTCCTCCCGGCCCAGGGCCCGCTTGATCTTTTCGAACTCCCGGCAGTTCCAGGCCCGCAGGTTGCCGTCCTTGTCGATGACGATGCGGACCTCCCGTGTCTTTCTTCTCTTCATGGTTCCAACTCCAGTATAAAAGCGGGGACAGGCGAACCCGCCCCCGCGGGAGGACTACCCGTTGAGATCGAACTCGTTGAGGTTGATCTCCTGCTTGTAGGCTTCGCCCTTGTCCTCTCGGTCGATCAGGCCCAGAGCGGCCTCGGCGGCCTTCGTGATGTCGCACGCCGCGCCCTGGAAGCCCTCACAGTCGAGGACCACCTGGCCTGATCGCTTGATCGTGACCGTTATTTCCTGCGCTCCCATTTTCCGTTCTCCTTGTCGTAGTATCGCTTCCGGCCGCGGCGGAGATCCTTCCCCTCCGGCAGGCCGAACAGTTCGAGACAGACCGACAGGAGGATCAGCAGACCGCTGACCCCCCCGACGACGTACAGGGCGATCATCAGTCCCATCGCTGGAACCGGAGCACCGTCTCGCCCGCCGCGTTGGTCTCCTCACTCATCGTGAAGTCCTGCAGCTCCGGCGTCAGCTGGAACTGACTGATGACCTCGTTCTTCGCGTACTTCTGACTGAGGTCCTGGCCCACGAG